TACTGAAGAAGACGTTCGCTTGGCCTGACATGATGGCCACGGACACATTGATCGAAAACTGGCTCGGCAATCTTAGTGCCAGTAAACGGGCTCGCATGGAACTAGCCACCCAGGAGCCTATTTACCACTTCGATATGCACACGAAGTCGGTGATCGTAAAAACCGAGGTGCTTACCAAGCCGGCCGGTTCCGCCCCCAGAGTCGTATACTCAAGCAGCGACTCTTACAACCTTCTCATGGGAGCTATCACAAATGAGCTCAGTGAAAGGATGAAGGTGGTGCTCGGAGAATCCAACCCCCTAAACAAGGGTAACGTCGTCATCTATACGGCGGGGATGTCTCTGGACAAAATAGCCAGTTCGGTCACCAGCGCCCAGGGGACCCACGTTGAGAGCGATTTCTCTCAATTCGACGCCACACAGAGTGGAGCCATACGCAAGTATGAGGCCATGTGGTACAAGAAACTCGGTGCCCCGGACTGGTACGTCCGGGAAATTGCCAGGTCAACGTCCTGGAAGATAATGACCGCTAGCGGAGTGTCGATGTCTATCAATGGGCAACGACTGAGCGGGGAATGCCCAACGGCCACCGGCAATACTTTTGTCCAGGTGTGCGAGAACTTGGGCGCTCTCGAGCGCGCTGGCGTGACCGTGTCTACCACGCACGCCCTTGGTGATGATGGGCTCATCACTGTACCGACCCCAGAGCAGGCTCAGACCCTGGCCGTCGCAATAGACGCAGGAGCAGCTGAGAGCGGGATGATTCGAAAGACTCACCTGCCGCAACCGGGGAAGGAGACGTACCTTCAAAAGAGGTACATCCAAACGGATGAGGGGCCTATCGCTGTGCCCAAAGCCGGTCGCATCCTGACCAAGTTGCCCTATAGGGCTAACAAGAACCAAGCCATCTCTAACCGGGATTACTTCGCTGGGAAGTTCTTGTCAGCAGCCTATGAGCACAAGCATGTCGGCCCGCTAGCAGAGATTTTGTGCAAGGCGTCGATCACGGTTTCGGAAACTCCCGTGATCGCAGATGGCTGGAAGTCGGATAAAGTCGCAAATGACCCCGCAGCCATTTTCCAGGTCATGGAGGAACTTGAAGTCCTCCACTGGCCACACGACGACAGAGCGCTTGATGATCATTATCAAGGCCTGTACGGAATCACCCTCAGTGACATGGAGGTGATGTACGCACAGTCTTGTTCTGATATAATCCGGTGCTTGAAAGGTGATCTTGATCCAGGTGATTACCTCTCGGGCATCGACATCTCTGTCCTCACAACTGTTGACTGCTAAACAGGGGTTTTAGTTCGTCACGCGACGGTCCGGATTTATCGTCATCAAAAACCTCTCGGGCATCGACATCTCTGTCCTCACAACTGTTGAC